TCAATGTTCTCCGAGCCGGCGCGTCTTGGGCGCGTCGATCAGCGGATCTCCATTTTCCAGGGCATCGCGGAGGGCGGTTTCGGATATCGCCGCCTCGGCAAGCTCTTCGACGCCTAGCCCGATTCGTGCCGAGGCAGCAGACAGACGGGCCATCGTCTGATCGTCGATGTAGCATTGGAGGATCATGCGGCCCTCCTGATCGGACGAAGCGCCTGCGCGGCTGCGGCCTCGCCGACCGCGCTTCCGAACAAGCGCGGGATCAGCGCTTCGGCGGTGACGCGATCGCCGGCGAGGCAGGCGGCTACGAAGTCGCGGATGTCGCGGGGATCGCCGTCGGCGAGATCCTCGTCGGGTTCGAACCAATGGGACGGGAGCGCATTCGCGGCATCGTTATCGTCGATCTCGGCCCCCGGAATGCGGAGCAACTTGCTTCGCGGGGGCGGCGCGCCTTCCCATTTCACCACGCCGCCTGCGGCCTCGATGGCGTCGACGGCCTCGTCGACCGCGATTTGGACATCAAGAAACATGGCCGCACCTCACAACATGCTCGAGCCGACGCCGCCGAGGGTTCCCTCGGGATCGGGCTTGCGGAACACGGGGCGATCGACCAGGCGCGCGCCGTTGGCGACCGCAGCCATCTGTTCCTCGAACGATAGCGGTCGCCGCTCGGGCGGCTTGGGCTTGGCAACGCCCCCCCCCGTCTCGGGCCGCGCTCCGTCGAGTTCGGCGACGATGGCGCGTTTCATCGCCCATATCGCGCTCTGGCCGCCCTGGACGCCGCCAGGCTGCGCGTTGGCGATATCAAACCACTCGGCCGGGGTGTGACGCGCCAGCACAGCTGCGAAGTAACCATCGGGCAGGTTCGGCCGATCGGTGAGGATCATGCACCCGGCGTGGATGAACGGCGCGCTGTGACGCATGACCTGGCCGTCGAACGCGGTGGCGATCGCGGCGAGAACCGCGGCGAGTGTCCGCTGGCCGTAGCGACTGAGCGAGCGTTCGAGCGCGCTGATGCAGACGATCTCGCCGGCATCCAGCAGCGTCGGGCTCCCGAAACGGGCGAGGCGCAGGCCAGCCTGGTCGAGCAGCTGCGACAGCGTCGTCGCGGTCGGATCTCCGGCGAGCTGCGCCGCGCGGAAGGTGTCGACGCGACTGACCGAGCGGCGTTTTCGGTTGGCCTCGACGAATACCTGGGCTTCGTCGGCCGGCGACCCGTAATCGCTGACGCAGCAGGGCAGATACGCGATGTCGCCGCGCGATCGGGCGCCCTGCAGGCGATGCTGGCCATCGATGACGTAGAGGCCGTCCTCGCGTCGCGAGGCAAGCAGCGGGACGCATAGCCGCCAATCCCAATCGCGCGCGATGCGCGCGATCAGGCGCTGGGAGGCTGCGGTCTCGATCGACCGCTGGTAGGTTTCGTCGATGCGCAGGCGGCCGACCGGGATCAGCTCGATCGAGGGCGGCTCGCCGACGGGCGGGTTGAAAGCCGGCGCGCTCACGCGACCAACTCCTCGACGGGCGCTTCGGCATCGGCGTCGCCGTCATCGGCCGCGGGGGTACCGCCATCTTCGGCCGCGCCGGCGATCGCCGCGTCGAATGCCTCGCGGGTGGCGAAGGTATCACCGATGTTATCGACATCGAACGAGTCGAGCAGGTCCGGCCAGCTGCAGATGTAGCCGTCTTCGACCTCGTCGATGGTCGCATAAGCGCCATCCTCATCGCCGCCGTCGATTCGGGCCCATGCCTCGCCATCGATGACGACAACAGCGGGCGGGTCCATCGCGCCGAACTCGGCTTCGCGCTTTTCGCGCGCAGCCGCCTCTTCGGCGCGCTCACGCTCGCGCCGGGCGGCGGCTTCGGCCTCCTCGCGGAGCTGGTCTTCGTAATCCTGCTCGGCGGCGTCGAGTTCGGCGGTGGCCTGAACCTCGGTCACCCATATCTGAACGGCGACGAGCTGGCCCTTCTCCGGGAACTGGTCGGCGCTGCGGGGCTTGACGAAGGCATCGATCCACCGGGAACCAGAAGGGAAATAGACGCGTCCCTCCAAAGGCGTACCGGCGAATTTTCCGATGCCGCGGCGATAGGCGATCTCCTCAATCCGATCGCGCCGGCGCTCGGCCGCAATCTCCTCATCCGATCGCGCGGGCGCGTGCTGATATTCCGCCGCCGGCGGATCGATGGCGTTCTTCTGATCCTTGGGGACGAAGAATCCCTTGGAGAAGCGGACGAGCTCGCCCTTGAGATCGATGCCGACGGGGATCTGGACGAGCGTCCGGTTGTTGCGGATGGTCTTGAGCATGCGTTCGACGCGGTCAGGATTGTAGTCGTTGCCAACCCAGGCAAAGCCGTCGGGCGCCTGTTTGTGGATGCCATGATAGGCCATGTAATATTGGCCGAATTCGAGGTTCTCGATCTTGACGAAGCCGGTGACCTGGGCAGGGTCGAGATCGATCTCAGCCGCCATTTCCTCGAGCCGGCGGAGCATCTGAAAATCGACATGCTGGTGCGCGAGGTCAATGACCTTGAAGCCGTCGACGATGCGGCATGGTGCAGCCTTGTCGGGGTCGGTATCGCCGAACAGCCCGGCGTCCTCATAGGCGCCACCCTCGCGCTCATAGGCTTCGGCGCCGACGAAACGATAGAGGGGCCAGTCAGTGGTCTTGTTCTCGCTGTCGATCGCGTAGCGGATGCGATCGGCGCCGTGCTTGTCGTAGCCGCGCTTGCTCTGGGCCTTGAACACCTTTTGCTGGACGTCCTGATCGGCGGCGCGGCCGTACGCGAGCGCAGCCTCGAGCGTCATGTCGCCGGCGCGCAGCGCGTCGAGGATGTCGGGGATGAGGCCGGCGAGCTTGAGGCGTTGCTTGACGTAGCGCTCGGTGAAGCCGAACCGCTTGGCGAGGTCGGCCGGCGAGCGGGTGCCCGGCGCCATCAAGGTGGCGAAGGCGAGGAATTCGTCGGCGGGGTTCATGTCGCGGCGAGCGAGGTTCTCGGACAGCGACAGCTCGACCGCCTCTTCGCGATCACGGATCAGCACCGGGACGGGAAAATCGAGCGTGATGAGGAAACGATTGGCGAGCTCGCGCAAGGATTGATAGCGGCGGCCGCCGCCAACGATCTGCACGGTCTTGCCGTCGCGGTAGCCGATCAGCGATTGCAGCAGGCCGTGCGCGGCGATGTCATCGGCGAGCTCTTCGATGCCATCGTCGGCGTGGGTGTGTCGCACGTTTTCGGGGGCGCGCCGGAGATCGCCCAGGCGCACGGTTTCGATCGCGGTCGGAACGATACCCTGTGTGGGCGTTTCGGCGGCGGCCTTGGCGGATTTTTTCGCCGCGTGCGGCTTTTCTTTGCTGGTCTTGTCGGTCATGTCGGGAGTGCTCCGGTCGGTGCTGGCCGCGAGCGCAGATCTCGACTTGGGCGGCCTTGGGGTTTCGCTCACGCCGGCGGGGACAACCGCCGACGCGTCGGGATGGAATTGGCGAGCCGGGTCGCACCCCGGCTCGCCGTCCAGCTGGGCGGAGGAGAGAAGGCGCAGCTGGAAACCTTCAGAAGGGTGCGTCCGATCGAGATCGCGGCATTCGCCGCAGGCGCAGCGCGCGGCGGAAAGCACGTCGCGTGCGGCGAGAACCTGGCCGGCACGGCCGCCTTCGTTTGCCTCAGCGGGCTTGAGCAGCCTCGCGGTCATGACGACAGCGCGCCCCGCCTGCGGGCGGCCTTCCATTCGCGATATGCGGCCGCGTGCTTGGGGCACAAATCCTTGTCGGGAGTCGGCGAGACGGCGCAGGCCGTGCAAATAGCGGCGTCACAGGTGCCCGACTTGCTCGGCGTCTTCCAATCGCAGAGCAACGTCGCCGATCGTCCGCAGCGGCATCGCTGCTGGCGATGTGAAGAGCACACGATCGCGGTAGCACCGCCGGGCAGCGTGACGTGCTCGCAGGTCATGCCCGGGCCTCGTCTCGCGCCCGAGCGGCGGCGGCTTCGGCTTCGAAGTTGCGAAGCAGCGCATCATAGACTGTCTCGCCGTCGCGCGCGCCGACCTCGGCTTCGCGGCGGCGCAGCGTTTCCTCGAACGACCGCATGGCATCGCTTGAGCCTCGCATGTGCGCGTTGAAGGCCGCCATCGTTTCGTTGAGCTCGGCGCGAGAATAGCGCGGCGGGGCGGCGTAACGCCCAAAGGTGGGCGCCGCGATCGTGCGTTTGCGGCCCGGAACTTCAAAGGTATCGAGATCGAGGCCGGCACGATCAGCAATCTCAATGCCCCGCGCTACGGCGGTAGCGCGCTCGGCCGGAAAGCCTGTCGAGCGCGCCAGCGCGAAGCACCGTTCGGCTCTCTCGCGTGCGCGGAGGCGATCCCGGTTCGGAGTCATGGCCTGGGCGCTCGATAGGTCGCGCCGGATCCGGGACGCTGAACCTTCGTCCACCCAAGCGCCACGACGTGCTTGCCGAGCGTGACGCGGCTGGGAACCTCGCCGGCGAACTCGGCGGGCAGATCACGCTCGATCGCGACGAGCGATACGGTGGCACGCCCGACCAGCAAGCGGCCGATCGCGGCGCGCAGCTCGGCGCTGTAGCGGGCGCGGGCGACCGTCACGGCTGCCCTCCCCGCTTGGCCTGGGCAACGCGAATCTTGAGGTCCGCGAAGTCGTGGGCCGCCTGTTCCTGGAACGCGCTTGCCTCGGCCCGGTCGCAGCCGAGAAGGCGCTCGATCGTCGCAGGGTCGGCGAACGACGCCAGCGCGAGGCCGCGAGCGTTGCTAACCAGCTGCTCATCGCTGAGGCGGGAGCGGTCGGCCATCATGCGCCGGCGCCCGTCGCGGCCGGTACGGCAGGCGCGGGTTCGTAGCGCTCGCCGCAGAACGGGCAGTAGGTAAAGCCGAATATCGACGGCTTGCCGCGGCGCGTCTCGGGGCGACCGTTGTCCTTCCGCAGGATCCGCGAATAGGGCGCGGCGGTAAGCGTGCCGCCAGCGTAGCGGAGCGCGATCTCCAGCTTATGCTCGGGGGCGAGCTTGGCATCGATCTTGCTGAGGCACTCGCACGCCATCACAGCATCCCCAGGGCGTGAAGATAGGTTTCGAGGATCGCTTCCTCTTCCTGATATTCCTCCTTTTTCTTCTTCCGGATCGCCATGATCTTGCGCATGGTCTTGGGGTCGTAGCCGCGCGATTTACCCTCGGCGAAGACGTCCTTGATGTCGTCGTTGACGCCCTTCTTTTCCTCTTCGAGGCGCTCGGCGCGCTCGATGAGGAGGCGGAGCTCGTCGGCGGCGACGTGGCCACCGCCCATGCCGTCCTGGCGATCTTCGGGCATCACCGCCCTCCCAGCGCGTGGAGCACGGCGGGCACGATCAGGCGCAGCAGCTCGACAAGGACGAGGGTGATGCCGAGGCCGAGCACGCCGTAAACGAAGCGATCAAGGTGATGCAGCTCGTCGGCCGGCGATGGCGGCGTGCAGCGCGTGCAGGTGCAACTGAGCAGATGGTAAGGCGCGGATTGGTGATGTCGGACAGGCGTCATGCGGCTTCTCCCTGGACGAGGCGGCAAGTGAGGTCGGGTTGTTCGAAGGCGGCGCGCAGCGCATCGACGACGAGGTCGGCGAGGTCGGCCCGTTCGACCTGCCAGATCGGATAGAAGGCGGAGACGGGGCCGATGCCGACAAGGAAACCGCCGTCGTTGCAGGCATAGGCGTTAAACAGCTGGCCGTCGGCGAGTCGGCGATCGATGACGCCGGCCGAGGCGTCTTCGCGGCGGGCGATCAGCTGCTCGAGCAGAACGCGGTCGAAGGCGAAGCTGCGGCGCTGATCGGCGAGGTCGGCCAGCGCGTCGATGACGCCGGCGGGCGGGGGCAGCACGTCGCCTTCGTAGAGCGCGAGGATCTCGGCGCGGTTGCGCGCCGAGGTCGGCGGGGTGGTGCTGAGTCCGAATGCGACGTCCTCGAGCGACAGACCCGCTGCGAGGCGGCAGCAGCGCAGGTAGGTTCCGGGGGACATCATGCGTCCCTCCCGAATTTTTCGATCACCGACCGACTGGCGCGGTTCACCTTATCGACGGCGTAAGCGACGTGGACGATCGCCTGCCCGATCGCGGTCTCGTAGGGATCGTTGAGATCCTCGAGCTCATCGCGGAGGTCGCGCAGACGGCCGCTGAGCGAGCGGAGCCTAGTGTAGCGGTCGTCGGCCATCGGCAATTCCTTCGGGCAACAGTTTCCCGCCTCGCGAATCGGGGGCGCGAGCGGCGAAGCTTTCGGGCAACGGGACGGCCGAGGCCGTCAGCGGATCAGGAAGCGGCGTCAGCCATTGGCGGCGCCGCGGTGGTCATCGTCGTTGGCGGCACGCGGCACCTCCGGGCCGCAGTCATTGGCCGCGACCGGCGCATCATCGTTGTCACCGCGCCGGCGGGGCGGCGCCTGGCGCAATTGCACCGACGCGTTTGGTACCGCCGAAGGCGAGATGATGTGGGTGATGTCGAGCGCGGCGCCGTAGGTGGCACCGCATTCGACGTTGAGGCATTGCAGGCGCATTGTCCGATAGGTCGGCAAGACGAGCCGGCTATCGATTATGCGCGTTGCCCCGCCGCAGTGCGGACAAGGCTGCCCGTGTGGTCTCCTACTCATGATCCCCCCGATGGGTCAGATCCCGCGTCGCTGGTGCCGGTGTGCCGGGTGCGCTTGGTCACCGCGGCGAGGGATTGCTGGAGCGCGGCGATCGCTTCCTCGATCTCGGCGGCGGCGCGCGCGTCGTCTTTCTCGGTGGCGCCGGGCAGGCTCGAGGTGAGCAGCGCGATCTCGGCCTCGGAGCCTTCCTTTATCACGGTGCGCAGCAAACGGCCGAGATGGAAGCGATCCGCGAAACTGGTGCGACGGCCCTGGTCGATCGCGCGCTCGAGCCATTCGAGCATCGGCGACCCTTCGCCGCCGGCATTCTGGAAAGCGAGGTCGAAGGCGGCGGCGCATTCGAGCGGGCAGCGTTCGGGCGTATCGGGGTTCGACCAGTTGCGAACGGTGCTTTCGCTGACGGCCTTGTCGTCCGAGCTGATCGCGGCGGCCATGCCGTCATAGCCGATGACGTCGGCAACGCGGACCATCGCACGTTCAACGGTGAGGGGCGGGCGGACTTTCGTCATCGCCCTGCCCGCCCCTCGGCTTTGGGAGCCCGCCGGCATTCGACCCGCGCAGTCGACCAAGACCAGGCGCGGGTCCGGGCGGCCAGCGAGCGCCCGAAGGGAATTGGAAAAGCCGGCGCCGATCGCAAGAGACGGCCGGCGCCGGAGAGGGTACGCGCACGCCGCAGACAGGGGGCTACGGGCGATCGCCGGGACAGGAGGGCAACCCGCAGTCTCAGGCCGGTCTGTGAGCGGCCAGAGGGGTGGATGGGTGACAAGATTGAGGGCGCGGTCGCATCGATCATGGTGCAATCTCGCGGAAAGGAGCGGCGCTCGTGCGCGCGGCGTGATCGAGCGCGGCGGTGCCGGCGTTCGCCTCATCGGGATAGAGATCGGGGCGCAGCGCATGGCGCGAGATGCCGGTGGCGGCCTCGACGACGAGGGCGTCTTCGGACCACACGCCCTTCCTGCTCGCCAGCCGCTTCGAGATTGCACCCTGAGTTTTTCCCAAGAGCCTCGCCATGGCCTCCTGCGAGCCAAGCACTGCAACCGCCGCCTCGAAGGCAGCGTGGGCGGCAGCGTTGATCGTGGCGAGCCGAGTCGAATCCATTCGCGATGTATTCCAGTCGGAATAGGTAAAGTCAATCCGAAAGTGCGGTGGCCGCTTATTCCGTTTGGAATGATAATGTCGCAATGATCCAAAGCGACCGTGTCCAGGAGCGAATGAAGGTCTGCGGGGTGTCGCAGGCTGAACTGGCGCGCCGCATGGGGGTGACACAGGGAGCCGTCGCAAAGGTAGCGAACAATAATCCGAACGGTTCGTCTTTCCTGCACAAGCTCGCGCGCGAGCTCCAGACCACCTCCGAATATCTAACGGGGGAAATTGATGATCCGGACGCGGGGGCGCCGGTTGAAGTGCCATTGAATTACTTCCAGCGCGAGCTTCTCGATTGTGTAGCCCTGTTGACGCCCGCCGACCAAAAGGCATTGCTGCATATCGCGCGGTCAATGGCCGGCGTAGTCGATCCGAAAAACTTCAAAGGGTTCGCGGCGACTTTGCATTCTCCCAAACAAGGATATCGTGGGGAGGACTAAACCAAGATTTTGGGGGATGAGTTGCTGGGAAACGGCGAGAAAAAGTGTCCGGCTTGCGCCGAGGCGATCAAGGCCGAGGCGCAGGTATGCAAGTATTGCGGCCATGCCTTTTCCGAGGACGAGGTCGCGGCCGCGGTATCAGAGGCGAAGAGCAACAAGCGCTATGCGGCGGCCGGGTGCCTGATCTTCGTGGCGATCCTAGCTGGCTTGATCGGCTGGCTGGGCAGCGGCACCTCCGAACAGCCTGGGTCGTCGGCGGTCGAGGACCGCCCGGCACGCATCGAATCGCTCGGCTATCACGATTGCCCGGCCGAGGACGGAGGCGTTTGCAAAAGCGACCAGGCCCAGCTGCGGCGGGAGTGGCCGCAGGCGCTGAAGGGCGATTATCAGGCCGAACGCAACGTCGCCTTTTCTTTCGCGCCGCGTCCCGATTCACCGTTCTACAGCGATGACGGACCGGTGCAGTCGTGCGCGTGGCGCATCGTTATCATGAAGTCGGGCGACGCGAAGGTCGATCAGACCGACCTCGACGATCTCAACCTCGCGTGTGGAAGGCTGAACACCGTTGATCGCGCTCGCGCTCGAAAGGTAGCCGAGCTGATCCGGCTGCAGCAACGATGATGGCGTTCTTGCTGACATTCGCCCATGTCGTCGCCGCCGGCGCTTCGTTCGGCTGCACGCCGACGCGTGTGTGGGACGGCGACGGGCCGATCTGGTGCGCCGAGGGCGAGCGCATCCGGCTCGCCGGCATCGCGGCGCGGGAGATCGACGGATCGTGCCGACCTCACCAGCCTTGCCCCAAGGCGAGCGGGACCGCCGCGCGGGACAGACTGGTGGTGCTGCTCGGTGGCGATCGCGGGCGCACGGGGGACGGGCACGTTCGGGTGCGCGGGCCGAAGCTGGCATGCCAATCGGAAGAGCCCGACCTCTACGGACGGACGGTGGCGTGGTGCCGGGCGCCGGCGATCGGCGACCTATCCTGCGCGATGGTGCGAGCGGGCGTGGCTCTTCGGTGGGCGCACTATGGCGGCGGACGGGTGTGCACCGCCGTAGGCATGACGCGAAAGGGGGAACCGTGACCAAGAAGTCTTTCGGCAAGCGCATGCGGGCGCGCCTTTCCGGCTCGGCCGCCGCTTGGCGCCCGCAGTCGCGTCGCGAGGATGTCCCGCCGGCCAGTTCAGGGCCGGACCGCCCATACGAACTGCAGCGAGTCGACTTGCCCGCCGAATTGCTTGGAAAGGACGAGCGTGGCACCATCTTCAGCGATATCGCTGAAGCTTGGCTACGGGATGGCGGCTTGGTGGTTGACCACATGCCCCGCTTCTCCTCCTCGATTACAACGACGCTCTTGTTTTTCGACCGCATTGATATCCCGATTTCGCCGGTGCTTATCTACCGTTCGCGTGTTCGGGAATATCTCGAGTCGCTTGGGGTATTGAGTTCATCGACAGTGGTTGGGTCGGGGAGGGACGTCGTTGCCATAACGAGGTCCCCATTCGAAGCGCTCGTCGCCCGTAACAATCGCGAACCCGGGCGCTGGACGTTCGCACGCTCGAACAAGGCCGTCGGGCTGCCTCGCAACGAGCTTGACCCTGCGGGTGGTTTTGCGATCGAGCTTCAGGAGGCGTTGCCGATCTTTGATCGAGACGTCCCCCTTGAGGAAACGTTGGAATTCAAGCAGCGCAGATTCAGCGAGTTACTGGCCCTGCGCCATTACATGGATGAACTCCGGCTGGAAGTTGAGACGGGAGGCCTCAGTGATCTCGCGAGCTCTGTTGCCCTGACTAAGTTCAATTCTGCGCTCGCCGACCATGTCAAGGTGATGAACCAATCCAACAGGGCTAAGGCTTGGGCCAGCCTTCGAGCGAGCTTTTCGCCGGATGCAGGCGTTTCCCCGATGGTCGAGCTGCTCGCCGGTCACGGCGCAATTGCGCTCGCGACAGGTGTAGGGACGATAGCAATCAAGACGGCAATGGGTCTTCGGCGGAAGCGCAACGCAGCTAATCCATTCGAATTCCTAACCAGCGCGAACCAGGAGCTGTACTGATCCCGCGCGTTCTGCCGACCCAGCGCAGCGCGAAAAATATCGCCAAATTTAGTGCGATGCCGAGAGCGACGGTCGATACTGCCATAATCACACTCATTTTAGGGACTCCTATCTTGTCAATCATGCGCCTCCAGCTGCACGCGCGTTCCTAGCCCGCCCTGGGCGTCGAGGCTGTGGTCGAGCTGCGCGATTAGCCAGGAATGGGCGTCGACCGCGGGCTTGAAGCCTTTGAGGGTGACGGGGCGTTCGGGGGTGAGATCCGGGCGGCCGTAGGCGAGCGCGCCGTCGAAGGTGGCCTGGGCGCGCTGGGCGCGGGCGTTGGCGGCGTTGGCGGCGGCGCGCGCGTCTGCCTCGCTGTGGTAGACGCGGCGCACGCGGTGTGGTGTGCCCTTTCCGCCGCCGACCTTGACGGTCTTGCGAGTGCCGCTTGCCGGGTCGTGCCAGCGCGCCTCGACGCCGGCGTCGGCCGAACGGTCGATCTCGCGGTAGCTATAGCGATCGGCAACCTCGACCTTGGTCAGCGTCAGCCCGGGCAGCGCCTTGCCCGAGGGCGATGCGCCCTTGCCGATCGGCGACAGGATCAAGGTGCGGTGCTTGACGGTGGCGACGGCGTCGTGCTCGCGGCCGAGGCGCATCAGCAGCGCCATGTCGCTGGTGTGGTGCTGGGCTCGGACCGGCACGGCGATGCCGGCGAGCTCGGGGGCGATCTTGACCTGGTAGCCATTGCGCGACGCCACCTCGCGGGCGATCGCGCCGAGGGTGGTATCCTTCCAGCCCTGCTCGCGGCGGACGCGGAACGAATCGGTGAGGTCGGCCGAGCGCGCGGTGATGGTGGCGACGTCGGGGGCGCCTTCCCAACTCACCTCGTCAACGGTGAAGCTGCCCTTGTCGACCAGGCCGACGGTGACACCCGAGCCGCGCAGCCAGCCAAGCTGCAGGCGGATCAGCGCGCCTTTCCTGGGAAGCTGGAGCTTGCCGTCCGAATCGTCGAGGCCGATCGAGAGCTGGTCGGCCTCGCCGCCGCGCTTCTCGGTGAGCGTGAGGCCGACCAGGCGCGGGCGGACCTTGCTGGTGATATCGGCCAGGCTGGCAGCGAGCTCGAGCGTGGAGCCGCCGGCACCGGCGCCGGCGACCGACAGGCGAAAGTCGGCAACGGGCTGAACCGATCCGGTCACTGATCGTCGACCAGGACGAGATCGAGCGCGAAATCGACCTTTCGAGGCACGCCGTTGTCGAGCAGATAGCCGCGCCCCTCGTCGAGGCCGGTGATGACGAAGCTGCCCCAGACCTTGCCGGTGCCGTCAACGAACGGATAGCGATCGCCCTCGCCGGCCATGGCGCGGAGCGTCTCGATCGCGGCGTAGCTGCCCGCGGCCTCGGGCATCAGCACGCCGCCGATGGTGATCGTGTCGTCGCCAGGCCCGAGAAATTGCGAGGCGTCACGCGCGCCGACGCGCTGGACGCGGCCGTGGCGCCATTCCTGGCGCCGCCGCAATTCCGAGAAGGGCAGCGTCGCGAGCTGGAAGACGAACAGGCCGAGGGCGCCGAGCTGCATCAGTCCCTGTCCTCGAAGCTGGAGGCGTTCGACTTGCGCTTGTGCGCCGCGATGTGGCGCATCACCTCATCGGCGATCGTCTTGGCCTCCTTGCCGGTGCCGTGGACGTGGATCTCGTAATGATCGCCGCCGCGCGCGGCCGAGCGTGGCGACGCCGCCGTGACCGGCGCGGCGGCGACAGCCGTGACAGCCATCGCACCGGTCAACGCGGCGCCGGCGGCGCGGAGCCGGTTGAGCGGGCGATCAACGCCGCGATCGAGGCCGACCGCGAGCCCGCCCATCATGTGGCCGCCGATTTCGGCGAAGACGCGGCTCGGGCTGTGGATACCGAGGACGCGCTTGAGCACGCCGATCGCCATCTTGCCGAGCTTGAGAATGTGCTGGGCGAGGAGCAGCGGGTTCATCGCGTCGACCAGGCCCTGCAGCATCATCGAGCCGATGTGCTTGAACACCGGCCAAAGCCCCTTGAACCAGCCGATCGCGGCCGAGAAGGCGGCCTTGATCTTGTCCCAATGCTTCCAGATCAGATAGCCGGCGACGGCGAGGGCGACCACGATCGCGGCGATGATCGCGACGATCGGGTTGGCGAGCATCATCAGCCCGGCACGCAGCGCGGCCTGGCCGAGCATGAGAAAACCGCGCGAGGCGAAGCTCAGGACCGGACCGAGCTTGCCCATGATCGTGATTCCGCGGACCAGGCTCGGCCAGACAAAGCCGAGCCCGATCGCGAAGGCGCCGAGGGTGGTGGTGATGCCGGCGACGCCGGCGGCGATCAGCACCAGCCATTTCGATAGTGTCGGGTGCGCATCGGCCCAGCGGGAGAAGGCCGCCGCGGCGGCGCCGGCCTTGACGACGAGCGCATTCCAGACAGGTAGCACGATGCCACCGACGCGCTGCGCGGCGACGATCATCTGCGCCATCGCCGCACGTTGCTGGGTGGCGGGATCCTCGCGCATCTTGCGCGCGAAGTCGGCGTCGATCTTGCCGGTCGCGTTCATCGCGTCGGCGCGGACGCGCTTGTATTCGTCGAAGCCCTGGATCAGCGGGCGGAGCGCCGCCTGGACCTGGGCGTCGTTGAACAGGAACGACAGCTTGGAGAGATCACCCTTGGTGGCCTTCTTGGTGAGTTCGATGATCGCCTCGATCGGCGTCTTGCCCTCGGCGTAAGCCTTCTTCATCGCCTTGGGCAGATCGATGCCGAACTTCTTGAAATTGGTGATCGCGTTGGCGGTGTTGATCTTGTTCAGCAGGTTGGCGACATTGTTGCCCGCCTCGTCGGCATCGGCGGCACCGTTCTTGGCGATCTCGAGCGCGGCGGTGAGATCCGCGACGGCGGCGACGCCATGCTGACCCAAGCCCTGGGCGGCGGCCGTGAGCGTCGGGAACAGGCGCGCCATGTCCTTGAGCTCGACGGCACCGTCCTGGCTGCCCTTGGCCATGATGTCCTGGGCCTTGGCAATCTGCGCGATCGGCACCTTGAGGTTGTTGTAGGCGGAGAAGGCGGCATTGGCGATGTCGAGCGCATTGGCGTTTTCGGCGGTCGAGGTGCGGCCGATCGAGACCAGCATCTTCTGGGTGGTGATCGCGTCGAGGCCCTGGGCGGTGAGCGAGCCGAACGCCGCCTGCAGATCCGCGGGCAGCTGCCCGACCGCCGGCGCCAGGCGAAGGATGTTGTCGCCGATCAGGCGCGTCTGGCGCGCGCCGATGCCGGCGGTGATGCCGATATCGACCATCGCCGAATCGAACTCGCGCGCCATCCCGGCCGCCTTGACCAGCGGGAGACCGATGGCGCCGCCAACGGCGAGGCCGCGATAGCCGGCGGAGCGAAGCGCCTCGCCCTTGTTTCGGGCGCGATCGAGCCGAGCGGCCTGATCGGCGGCGCGGCGGGCCTTGTCCTGCTGCTCGGTCAAGCGGGTGTTGGCGAGGCCGAGCTTGCGCGCGAGCTCGCCCTCGGCCGCCCCGAGCTTGCGGACGTCGACGCCGGCGCCGGAAAGCTTGCCGCGAAGCACGCCGAGCCTGTCGGACTGGATGCCGGTCTGCTCGCTCAAGCGATCGACCTCGCGTTGGGCGCCCTTCATCTGCTGGGTGAGGCGTCCGGTCGGGCCGTCGGCCTGGCGGATCGCGGCCTTGAGCGCGTCGACGCGGCGGCGCGCGGCGTCGAGCTTCTCGTAGGTGGTGGTGAGCGAGGCCTGCTGCTTCTTGAACGCGGAAACGTCAGCCGAGGCGCGCTCGAGGCCGAGCACTTCCTTGCGGGTCGCGGCGAGCGCGGCGCTCGCCTTCTTCGAGCCGCCGGTCATGGTGCGCAGCGGCGTGGTCAGCCGATCGAGCGCGGCGAACTTGACGAGGAGGGATAGCTGGCGGTCCATGTCACTCGCTCTTGGGGGCGCGATCGACCGCGCGCTGGTGCCATTCGGCGAGCTCGACGAAGGTCATCGCGCCGAGATCGGACAGCGAGAGGCCGGGGATGACGAGCAGGATATTCGCCATCCAGTCCTCTACCCGATCTGGAGTTCCGCCCTCCGGCGCGCCGTGAACAAAAAATCGGCGATCTCGCCGCAGATCTCGGTGAAGTCGGCCGGGTCGATCTCGGCGACCTCGGCGTCGGTCAACGGCGGGACGGTGATGCGCGGGAGCAGACGCAGCACCTCGTCGACGTCGGAGATCGACAGCCGCGCGTGGCTGATGCCGCGCAGCTCGCCGGCCTTGGGGCGGCGCAGGCGCAGCTCGGTGACGTCGCCGCCATCGCGGGCGATCGGCGTCTCGAGGACGATCGGATCTGAGATCAGCTTCTTGGTTTGTTCGGGCATTCTGTGTTCCTTTCCGCACCGGCCCGCCCCCCACCCGGCCACCCAATCAGATTACTGTCGTGGGTGGCCGGGTGGGGGAGCGGGCCGGCACCGCAACTGATCAGCCGCCGAGCGCGGCGCGAATCGCCGCCATGCGATCGAAGCCGTCGATCAGCATGACGTTGTTGATCATGTCGATCTCGACCTCGACGCGGCCGCTGATCGTCCACTTCAGGTAGGTGAGCGTCGACTTGAGCGACCATTCGGTGTTGTCGCCGACCTTGGCCGAGCCGGGATCGATCTCGGAGTGCATGCCCATCACGACGAGCTCGGCGGGCTTGACGCCGCCGGCGGCCTCTTCCTGGTAGGCGCCGACGAAGCGGAGCAGCGAGCCCGAGACGCCGACGGCGCCGAACGCACGCAACGCGCCGACGATCAGGCCGCCGAGCTTGGTCTCCATCTCGAGCTTCTCGAGGCCGAGCTCGACGTCGATCTCGCCGAGCATGCCGCCGCCGCGCCATTGCTCGATCTTCTTGGAGAGCTTGGGCAGCTGGATCTCGGCGACCAGGCCGGCCCAGCTCGAGCCATCGACGAAGAGGTTGAAGTTCTTGAGCTTAGCGGGGAGGCCCATGGCGGCGTTCCTTCGGTGGCGTTAAGGGGCAAGCGGATTACGCGGTGGCTCAGTTGGTGACGGTGCTGGTCAGCGCGTCGCCGAAGCCGGCGTAATATTTGGCGGTGATGCGCTGGTTGAGGGTGAGCCCCTCGAGCGGCGCGACGGGCGTGTAATCGTAGTCGATCACCAGCTTGCCGGCGGCGAGGCTCTCGGCGGGGTTGAGGGCGGGATCGAACCACACCGAGCCGCCGATCAGCTGGCCGCCCGAGGTCCAGGCGCGCAGCCTGGCGTTGACGGTCTCGACGACATCGCGGACCAGGCCGACGGTCATCGGCTTGTCGACGAAGCCGGCGAGCGCGTCGGAGATCGCGTCCTCGATCGCCTGGGCGGTGCGGGTCGCGGTTTCGAAGGCGAAGAACGCCTCGGCGCTGCAGGTGCGGTTGCCCCAGAAGCGATAGCCGGTGGTGCGGACGATGGTCGAGACCTGGGCAGCGTTGAGGACGCCGGCGTCGGTCGACATGTCGCGAATGTCGAAATGGACGTCCTTGCTGATGCCGGTGAAACCGGCGATCGCCTTGTTCGAGAGCGAGACGTGCCAGCCCTGAGTTTCATCGAGCATCGCGCGCAGGCCGAGCGCGGTGGCGATCGCCTGCCCGTCCCAGCCGGTGGCGTCGGGCCAGAACAATTCGACTTCACGATCCTCGAACTCGGCGCGGTAGGTGACGGCGAGGTCTCGGGTGGCGCAGAGCGTGCCGTCATCGCCGCGGGCGGCGGCGTAGACGAAGCCGCGCAGCGACTTGGCGACGATGACCAGCGCCTCGACCACCGTCTGGGTGTCGAGCCCGGGCACGCCGAGGATCCGCGGGCGGACGCCGGTGATGCTCTCGGCGGCGAGCAGCGCCTGCATGCCGGTGTACTGGCCGGCGGCCGAACCGCCGATCAGATTGGTCTCGGTCGCCTGCAGGGCGGTGATGTTGTTCTCCTCGTCCTCGACACCCTCGGCGACGCGAACGACGATCACCAGCGGGCTGCCCTGGTCGGCGATGCTGCCCAGCGCCTTGGCGAGCGTGCCGCCAGTGCCGGCCGCGGCGATCGCGAGGCGGACGTCGGTGACCAGGACGGGGCGATCGAGCGGGAACGCGGCGTCGAGGGCGTCGGCGGCTTCGCCGACCTCGGCGGTGGCGGTGGCGACCAGGCCGATGACCGCGGTCGACTTCTCGAGGATCGGGCGGACGCCGTCGACCGGCTCGTTGACCTGGATGCCGTGAAAGAAGGTGTCGGGCATGATGTGCGGTTCCTCAGGCGGTGACGGGGCGAAGCGGAATGGTGAGGCGGGTGAGGCTGTTGGGCGACGGATCGTCGGTGCGCTGGCCTTCGATGGTCAGCGCGAAGCGGCCGGGGACCGCCGGGTCGGCGACCGAAACGCGGGTGAGCTTGAGCCGCGGCTCCCAGCGGGCGAGCGCGACCGCTGTGGCGGCGAATAGGCGCAGTCGGGTGAGCGCGTTCATCGGCGCGTCGAGCAGCTCGAACAGCGCCGAGCCGTAATCGCGGCGCATGACGCGGGTTCCGATCGGGGTCGAGAGGATGTCGCCGATCGACTGCGCGAGGTGCGCGTCGCCGGAGAGCGGCTTGCCGGTCGAGGCGTCCATGCCGATCATCCGTCGAGATCCGATGCGATGATTCCGAGCACGACGATCGCCACGATGAAGCACAGGACCAAGGCTAGCGCGTCGATCATTGCGGCTTGCCCGTCAGCGAGCCGCCCGACTGCACGTCCGAATGCTTGTGATCCTTGAGGCTGATCGCGCCGGCGGTGACGTCGTCGTCGCTGTGGATCTCGCCGGTGGCCGACAGCTTGCCGTCGATCGTCACGTCGCCCGAGATTGTGACGTCGGCGGTGATGGTGACGCCCCCCGGGGCGGTGATCGCGGCGGTGGCGCCGGCGGGCAGCACCACCTCGAGCGCGTGGCTGTCGGGATTGTAGGCGACGATGGCGCCGTCCTCGAACTGGACGAGCTCGCGATCGGGATCGGCGGCGACGGGAAAATCGTCGGAGGCGAAGCCGGGCAGCGCGACGGCGCCGACGATGTCGCCGTCGGGGGCGAAGACGGTGACCTGGGCGCCGACCTTGGGTCGCAGCCAGAGCTTGGTCGCGCCGGGCGCGCCCGAATACCAGCGGATCGGCTGGGTCTCGATCTCGCCAATCGCGATGGTGACGGTGCCCTGGGCGAGGTCGACCGACGCAATCCGGCCGTGCCGGATCAGCTCGCCCATGCGGCCGGGGATATCGTCTTCGCGCATCGCGGCCACGCTGGCGCGGGCGGCGCGGCGGCGCGAGGCGGGGCTGTCGTAACGCGGGCGGTTAGGACAGACGGCGCGTTTACTCCTCAACCCCGCCGAACCGCTTCCACGTGCCGGGCGACCCAGAGGCGGTGCAGACCGCCCCCATGAAGCTGCCGAGGGGCGAAGGAAACCAGACCCGACTGCCACGCGCCCAAAAGCCTGTCTCGGGCGCCGCAGAGCCCCAGAATTGTGATGGCACGATCAGATTCGGGCCGTCGTAGACCGCCTGCACGCTGACGGCCTTGAACGAAGCGCGCGATCCTTCGGCGAGTGCGGCCGCATCGGCCGAGCCGACCAGAAGCAATGCGCTGTGGTCGGTGTAGCCGGCCGGAAACACCGAATGGTCATGGTCGATGGTGATCGAGCCGGTGTCAAAATGCGACCCTACGCCCTGAACAATACTGAGGTCCGAGCCTTGCGGGACGGTGATGTCGTTGCGCCTGATCGCAATCGGATTGGTGAACGTCGCTGCCGCCTGGTTGTTGATCGCGACGCCGGTGCACGGCTGCGCACCCGCATAGGCGGCCGCCAGCCTGTTGTCGGTGACCGAAATATCGCACCCCGCCGAGCCAGGTGACAGCAGCACCTTGACGCCGGTTCGCGCGCCGAGCGCGGTGGAATTGGCGCCATCGGTCGCCCGCGCGCCAAAGCGGCCCGAATTGCGCGCGATCACGGCCTTGCGCAGCTTGGCCGAAAGCAGGCCGACGATGCCGCGCCGCACGTCGCCGAATGTATTGTCGGCAACGGTGAGGTTGACCGCCTCGACATCGGCGATAAGCGCCAACGCCGAAGTGCTCTCGGTGATGACGTCCGGCGTCAGCGCGCTCGAGGCCAGGTTGTTTTTGACGATCAGATTGGTCGTCGGCAGGATGTCTACCTCGGCGTCGCCGCGATCATTTGTGGCCGCCACGATATATTCGGCGGTGTCTGCCGCGCTTAGGCCATCCAGCGTGACGGCGAGGTTGACCGTGTTGCCGAGCAGCGCGAGCAGGTCCTTGCGGCATCCGGCGGCGTAGCAATAATCAGTGACGAAGCGGACGACGCGGACCGCGATATTGCCGAGGATGACGAACAGCGCGTTGTCGTAAAACGGCGAGGGGTGGACGATCTGACTGACCGCATTGCAGAAGGTGCCGAACCCTTCAGCCTCGTTGCTCTGGATCGTGGTGAACTTGCAATGCGCTTCGATGAAGGTTCCAAACACCTTGGTGTTGTAGCCGTAATTATCGACGAACTTGCCGACAGTGCCCGTCACATAGAACAGGCTGACATCGTTGATCCCGGCATTGGCGTCGCGGGCGCTGTTGTAGAAGCGACAGCCGGTGGCGTAGAATCCGTCGGCCTTCTCGACGCTGAACACCTGTGACCCGACGTGGTTGCGCGTGACGACGCCATCGACGATGACGACGCCGTTTGCCACCGCGCCGGCGTTGGAATAGAGCCGCAGCACGCAACCATCGCCGGCATTGGAAGGCGCCGCGATGGGCAGGTAATTGACCGCGAAGTTGCGCAGGCGAATAAAACTCACCTCCGCCGGCGCGTCCGTCGGGGCGGCGACGCGGTGATTGGCGAAGATCGCGCCGGCGTCGAGAACCCCGCTCGAACTGCGATGGCCGAGCCGGTTGGGGTCGTAGATGAACCCGCAATCATCGCCCGAGCCCTCGATTGTCACGCCCGAGACCGCCTCGGCGATAGCATAGAATCCGTGGACCCCGGTGGTCGAGAACAGGTCGAGCCCGCGCGGATCGCCGCTCGCCAGCTTGTAGAACGTCCCGGCGCGGAGCCGGAGCGTGCCGCCACCACGCAATTTGAGCCAGGCCAGCGCGCGGCGCAACGCAGGCGCGTCGTCGGAGACGCCATCGCCAACCGCGCCGAACTCTTCGAGGCTTACTGGCGCTTCGCGAAGCTTTGCGGCGACGTTGAAGACCGCCGCATCGAGCGCGCCGGATGAATAGCCGAGTTCGTCACCAGCGCCATGATTGACCTCGTCGATCTTTTGCTGCGCCGTCTTGCCGTCAGCCGCGCCGATCATCGCGAGTCCGCCGAGGCCCGCGTAGGCGCGATCGCCCGGGAGGCGGATGATCGGGGTCTCGGCGTCGGGGCTCGTTCCATTTCGGTAGCACGAAATCCAGCCGCTGGCAGGATCGAGGACGGCAAAATATTCGCCTTCGGCCGTGGCGCCAACACCTTCGGCGAAGGAGGGCTGCGGATTAAGCAGCGCCGCAGCCGCGGCGGCATAGGCGCTGGCCTGGTCGACGAACGGCTGCACCATCGGTGCGAGGGGCGAGCGGCCGGTCTGGCCGCCGCGCACCGCAACGACTTCCTCGCTGCCGTCGGGGTCGTTAAGCTGGGGGAGACGGCTGATCTTTGCCACGGTTCAGTTCTCCGTCCAGTGCGCCTCGGCCGCTGGGTCGAAGGCGGCGAGTTTGGCGGCGGTCATGGTGTCGAGTTCGGCGCGACTGGCGCGGCCGCGCGCGCGCACCGCTTCGATCGCTTCGCGGCGCGCGATCGCCTCGGCCGTGTCGCCACCGCCGCCGAGCGCGGCGAGCGCGATCGCGGCGGTGTCGTTCGATTGCCGCTCGAGGCTGGCGATCGCGAGGATGCGGCGGCGCGTCTCGCGGCGGATCGCGGCGGCCGCGGCGGATCGCGCCTGATCGATCGTGACGCGGTCGGTCGCGACAATCGGACGGCCGCGCGAATCAGCGACGATGCGGCCGCCGGCAGCCTGGGCGTCGATCAACGCGGCGTGACGCCTGGCCGAGACAGTGACGGCGTCGGCGGGGATCTCGGCGTGGAGGTCGGTGTGGTAGAAGCCGCCGGTCGCGGCGCTGTAGCGGATCATCGCGTCATCCTCATTTGCCGACCGCGATCCAGCCGAACGGCGCGGCCGAATCGAGCGCGCTGAAGCATTGGAAGCCGGTGTTGGTGATCGAGCTCTGGATGACGTCGGGACCGTTATCCTGCTGCTCATTGCCGCCATCGACGCCGCCCGAGGCGACGACGGTGAAGCAGATCGAGGAAAACGCGAGCGGGAAGGTGTGCGAGCTGATGCCGTTGACCACGGCTGTGCCGTGACCCCACTGCAGCATCAATCCGCCAGGCAATCCCTGGTAGCCGGTTGACGAATGCAGGTGGGCCAGGCCGCCCAGCGCCGCCGGCGTCACCGCGCTGGCGTCGTCGGTGCCCGCGAGCACCATCGCCGCGGTCGCCTTGACGACCGACAGCGTGCGATCCGCCGAGAGGTCACCGCCGCCGGTCAGAAGCCCGGTGGTATCGACGTGGCGGGTCAATGGCACCTTGGCGGCGATGTTGGTGATGATCGTGGCAAGCGCCGCCGGCGTCACCGCCTTGGTGTTGAGCACGCCGGCGGCGGCCTCGGCCGCGGTGGCGGTGGTCACCGTGAGAGTACGGCTCTGCGAGAGATCGCCGCCGCCGGTGATGAGCCCGCTGCCCGTGATGGTGCGAGCGAGAAGCGCATTGAGCGTGGCGGTGACCGCGGCGATCGAGGCGGTGACGGTGGCCAACAGCGCGTCGGTGACGGCCTTGAGCGTGGCGGGAACGATTCCTCGCTGGGTATCGACGCCTGCCCGCGCCTCGGCTTCGGTGGCGAGCTCGATGACGCCTTTGGTTTCGGTGGTTGCGGGCGGATTGAGGAAATTGGTGTCGCCGAAGCTCAGCGAGCTGACGTCGCCGGTCGGGAAAGCCATGTCGATCGCGACGTACATCGACGCCATCGTCGATTTTTCGAAGATCGCGTCGGCCTGGCCGTAGACCGCGAACAGAGTGCCGTCGGCCAGGAAGAGACCGAAGCCGGTGACCTGATAGGTCGAATCGTCCTGGTCGCGGATGACGAGGTGCAGGATGTTGTCGCCGACCGCCTCGCCGGAAACGGTGTCGAGGCGCTTGAACTCGCCGGGCAGCTCGGTGAGGGTCGGGGCGACGACGAACTGCTGATCGGTGATGCCGACCTGGCTGATGGTCAAATCGATATCGCCGCCGCCCTGGGCGGCGGTGAAGGCATCATGACCGGCCTGGGTCATGACGATGGCGAGCGCGGGCGCGGTCATAGCGTGTCATCCATCAGCTCGCCGTCCTCGGTTTCGATCGGCTCGCCCTGCTCGGTCTGCAGCCAGGCATCCCATTGCGGGGAAAGATCGACGGTGAGGTCGGCGTCGTTGCGGAAAGTGCCGGCGAAGCGGGCGGCGCCCTCGATACCGACCAGCCCGAACAGGTCGATCGACTGGACGAACTCGAGGTGCTCGCGCAGCGGCTTGACGCGGACGATGTCGGCCATGACCTTTTCGGCGAAGGCGGCGGTAGCACGGTCGCCGCCGGCGGCGACGCCCGGAGCGGTGACCATCGGGAGCATAACCTGGAAGGTGTGCGGGGTTCCGCTGCCTTCTGCCTCGAACCATTCGACGACGCGACACAGCGCATCGTGGCGCTGGGCGACGGTCTCGACCGCCCAGCGGGTACCCTTGAGCCGGTGGAGCTCGATCGAATCGGCGACGGCCTGGCGCTTGGTCTCCTCCGACCAGGCGGCGTCCCAGGTATCGACCGACAACGCCCAGGCCAGCCAGGGGAGCAACGCGATCGGGCAGGTCGCGGGGTTCCACAGCGGCGCGAGCGGCGTCTCGACGGCGCCGACGCGCGCGGTGGCCCTCTCGAGCGCGACCTCGAGGTGCGATGCGCCGGGGGGCAGGAGCGAGGCGGGATCAGTCGGCATAGCCACCGTGCGTGATCGTGATCGCGGTGCAGTGGCCTGCCTGGGTGGCGTCGCAGGCGACGTCGGCCGCGGGCGACGCGAGCACCGCACGCTGGACGCCGGCGACCATGACGGCGCCGATGATCCCCGAGGTGGTGATGTCGCGGCCGAGGCGGCGATTGTCGGCGAGATACGCAGCGAGGCTGTCGCGCGCGGTCTGCAGCACGAGGTCGCGATCGGGGCCGGAGAAGGTGTAGAGCGTGAGCTCGATGGCGAAGTCGACGATCGCGGCCGAAGCGATGGTGACGGCGTCGCCCAGCGGGCGAACGGTGTTGCCGGCGACGGTGGCGAGCCGCGCCGAGACGGCGTCGATCGTCGCCTGGTCGGCGGTGCCGTCACCGTCGACCGCGAGCAGCGAAACGAGCACGGCGCCGGGCTCGGGCGAGGTGGCCGAGGCGTCGGCGACGTTGCCCGATGCCGATTTGGCGTGGAAGACGTAGGCGAGCTCCGGCCCGGCGACAGAGAAGCTTTCGGGCGCGAGGACGATGCGCTGGCGCAGCTGGGTGTCGGCTTCGTAGAGGTCGTCGGTGCCTTGCTCGGGATCGGCGGCGGTGACGAGCAGGCGGGTGACGCCGACGAGCGCGGCGAGCTGGTCGAGATTGGCGCCAGTGGCGTAGGCGGTGAGCAGCTGGCGGGCGGCGTCATTGAAGGATTGACGGAGCAGCAGCTCGCGATAGGCGGCGACCTCGAGCACCTTGACCGCGGGATCGGATTCGACGCCCGCGTCGAAGGTGACGCCGGCGGCGGCAAGGCGCGCCTG